TATTCTAGAGAATGTTGTGATGGTTCTATTTACGCACAAGGAATAGGTGTAATTACAAGAACATAGAGTGAAAATGCAAAAAATAAATTAATAATCGTTATATAAATAATATGAAATCAACCGAAATGATCAATCAAATCAAAACACTTTTAAACATCGAGGTTAAACTTGAAGAAATGAAGTTAGAAAATGGCACTATAGTTAGTGCTGAATCCTTTGAAAAAGGTAAAGAACTTTTTATCGTTACAGATGATGAAAAAGTAGCAATGCCAGTTGGCGAATATCTTTTAGAAGATGGTAGATTAGTAGTTGTAGAAGAAGAAGGAATGATTGCAGATGTTAGAGAAGTATCTGATGAAGTTCCTGCTAAAGAATCTGAAGAAGGTGAAGAAATTACTGAAGATCTTAAAGAAGAAGAATATGAAGAAGAAAGTGATATGATGCGTGATATGATGGGTAGAATCCAAAACCTAGAAGATGCTATTGCAGACCTTAAAGGTGATAAAGAAAACAAAATGGATGAAGAAGAAATGTCTATTGATTCTAAACCATTAAAATCAAGAAC